GCAGCTAAACAGCGCGATCCTATACAAGGTCGTGCGCGAGTTCATCGGCGGCGGAACCATCATGGCTAGTCCAGCCGTACCCACGCAGATCGGCTCAACGATAAATCAAGGTTTCGCGACCGCCGGCGCCATCATGAACAGCGCCACGTTTACCTACGACTTCGACCCGACGCTCGAGTCTTACTGTGTCGAAGTGCGCATCGCCGACGGCACCGGTAACAAGCTCTTCGCGGTGCGTTACAACCTATCCGACCCGGGGCCGCGCAATGGCTGAGACTGCCCAGCAGTCCGAAGAGCGCTTCGAGCGCTGCAACGCGCTCATCGTGCGGCAACGCGAAAACTGCAACGAGCGTCGCGCGCCCGGTATACCGGTCGCGCAATGGTGGGCTCTGACTGTCGAGTTCGGCGAGCTGCAATCGGAGATCGACCGGCTGTTAGGTGGCGCAACCTAGACACGACCTCTCGGCGCTCATAGCAGAGCACCAGCGCCGGGCGACGCGTACCGCGCGACGCCCGGCAACGCTGCACGCATTCATCAAGGCGGCATGGCCGCTCGTTGTCCCGAATGCACCCTTCGTCGACAACTGGCACTTAGGGGCGTTGTGCGAGCATCTCGAAGCGCAGTCGCGCGGACAGTTGCCGCGCTTAGTGATCAACGTGCCGCCGGGCTCGAGCAAGTCGACGACGGTGTGCGTGATGTGGCCCGCCTGGGAATGGACATGGCACCCGGGCTCGCAATGGCAGTTCGGCGCCTATGCTGACACGCTCGCCGTGCGCGACAGCTTGCGCTGCCGTGGCCTATTCGAAACTGACTGGTACAAGGACCTATACAGCGAGACTTGGAAGCCGCAGCGCGGCCGCTGGTTGGCCAACTGGTTGCAGAACGACAAAGGGGGAATACGCCAGGCCATAAGCGTCGGCGGCTCGCCGACAGGGTTTCACGCGCACAGGCAAATTGTCGACGATCCATTGAAGCCCATCGAAGCGCACTCGCCGGCGGCGCTCGAGCGCTGCACTAGGTGGTGGTTCGAGACCATGGCGTCGCGCGTGCTGCCGGGCGCGAATACGCGCACGATTATTATGCAACGCTTGCACGACCGCGACCTAGCAGGTCTGGCGGCTGAGCAAGGCTATGCGGTGCTGTCGATCCCGATGCGTTATCTCAGTGCGGCCGCGCGCAAGCCGACGCCGATCGGCTGGCTCGACCCGCGCTCGACCGACGGCGAGCTGCTTTGCCCGAGCCGATGGGACGAAGCCGAAGTCGAGCGGCGCAAAAAGGAATTTGGACCGGATGGGTGGGCCGCTCAAGACCAGCAAGACCCGGTACCCGAAGGCGGTGCGATCTACAAACAAGAGTGGTTTCATAACTACTATCGCGAGCGGCCGCGCCTCGAAGGCGCGCTCGTTGTTATCAGCTTCGATTGCGCATTCAAGTCGCACGAAACGAGCTCTTATGTCGCCGGGCAAGCATGGGCGTTCAAGCCGCCTAACTTCTATTTGCTCGCCGAAGTGCGCGAGCATCTCGACTTCGTCGGCACCATCGCCGCCGTGAAGTCGCTGTATGCACAGTTTCCCGAGGCATCCGCGGTACTCATCGAAGACAAGGCGAACGGACCGGCCGTGATTGAGATGCTCAAGACGAGCATACCCGGCGTGCTCGCCATCGAGCCCGACGGGTCGAAGGAGGCTCGCGCCTATGCGACGCAGCCCATCTTCGCGAGCGGCAATGTGTGGCTTCCCGACGCTTCGCTCGCGCCTTGGATCGTCGACTGGGTGACTGAGCACAAGCGCTTCCCCCGTGGCATCGCTAACGACAGGGTAGACGCGCAGACGCAAGCGATCCGCTGGTGCTTGAAGGGCGGCTTCGGCGACTACTATGCCGGGCTCGAGTCGCTCGACGTCTGACCCATTGACACCCGACTGGCGTGCCAATACACGCCGGCATGACTGAGCCGACCGAGCCGATACTACAGTTCTTCGAGTTCGAGCACTTGCCGCCGGGCTTGCAACACGTGAGCGCACCGTTCGCGGCGCTCGCTTCGCGCATCGTGCACACGCTGCCGCGCAACGCCGAGCGCTCGACGGCGCTTCGCAAGCTGCTCGAGTCAAAAGACGCCGCCGTGCGCGCAGCCATCGCGCGACCGCTCGCGACGCTCATCGCCGGCGAAGCGGCCATGCCGGAGCGCACGATCGGACCGGTCGGCATAAGTGGGCCCGTGGCGCTTAGCGATTGCCAACACCCGCCGGCCGTTCACGGCATCGCGAACGAGCGAAAACGCGAACCGGGCGACAGCCCGCGATAGGTGGTGACGCATGGAATGGCGCGGCGACAGCTGGGAAAACGCGGTTACCGGGCTCGGCACGCTGCGCGACAAGCTGCAAGCGCATGCGCCGAAGCTGCGTGCGCAACTCTCCGACGCTTCGCTCGAAGCGCTTCACACCGAAGACGATATCTGCGCGCGCATCGTCGAGCAGTTGCCAAACGACGCGCTACGTGAAGGCTTCTGCATCACCGTCGGCGCCGACCAAGTCGCCGACGGCACGACCGTCGGCAAAGACATCGACAAAGCGCTCGCCGGTCTAGGCGCCGAAGCGGCGCTGCGCGAAGCTTGGGTATGGGGCCGCCTGTACGGCTTCGGGGCCGTGTTTCTCGGCGTCGACGACGGCCGCACGCCCGACGAACCGCTCGACCTAAACGCCGTCGTGCGGCTCACACACCTCAATGTGTTTCGCCGCACGCAGCTACAGCAAAACACGTATTACGGCGACATCGGTGCACCGAACTACGGCAAGGTCGCAACCTACCGTGTAACGAATCTCGGCTTGCCATACGGCAGCACGGCGAAGCCAGTGTCGCCCGGCGCGAGCAACCTAGTCATTCACGAATCGCGCATGCTCGCGTTCCGTGGCGTACTGACGTCGCGCTTCGGCGCGCAAGCGTCGTGCTTCTGGGACGACTCGGTATTGCAACGCGTTTACCAAGCCGTGCAGGCGAGCTCTTCGAGCTGGATGGGTGCGGCGCACCTCATGACCGACGCCAGCCAAGGCGTGCTCAAGATCGCCAACTTGATGCAACTCATGACCGCGGCCGGCGAAGAGAAGCTGCGTGCGCGCATCAAGTTTCTCGACATCTGCCGAAGCGTCGCGCGCGCCATTCTGCTCGACGAACGCGAGAGCTTCGAGCGCATCGCAACGCCATTCTCAGGCATTCCCGAGCTACTCGACCGGTTCATGATTCGGGTCGCGAGCGCCGCCGAGACGCCCGTTACGGTGCTGTTTGGCCGAAGCCCGGCCGGCATGAATGCGACGGGCGAGAGCGACGTTCGGACGTGGTACGACAAGGTCGCAGCCGAGCGCGGCAAGCGGCTCACGCCGCAGATCGACAAGCTCGTGCGCGTCATCATGGCGACCGACAAGGGGCCGACGAAGGGGCAAGTGCTCGACGGCTTCGAAGTGATCTACCCGCCGCTATGGCAGCCGACGGCCAAAGAGCGCGCCGAGACGCTCAAGACCACCGCCGACGCGCTTGCGACGCTCGTCAACGCGAAGGTGATTTTGCCAGAAGAAGCCGCGATCAAGCTCGCGCACTCTGGCGAGTTTGACGAGCTCGACGTCGAAGCGCGCGAAGCGGCGCTGCGATACGAGCTCGAGCGGCTCGCCGAGCCCGAGCCCGAGCCGCCGCCGATGCTGCCGCCGGGCAACGGCATCGACCCGGAGCCGCCTAACGGCCCAGACAACGAGCCCTACGACGCATGACAGTGCAGGCGCCCGGCTTGCGCTCGAGCTCGGCGCCCGAGTTTCCGACGACGGCGCTACACGGCTATCTGTCGGCACTGCTCGGCAGCGGCCGCGAAGTCGAGCGCACGCTGCGCGCGCACGTACTGCCGGATCTGCCGACGCTCGCGCACAACTACGCCGCCGCAGCCCGGCGCAACGACGGCCGGCGCATGCGCGTTGCTGTCGTCGGCGGACCTCGCACCGGCAAGACGACGGCCGCTCGAGCGCTCGCCGATGCGCATGCGCTGCCGCTTCGCCACGCCGACGACCTCATACCGCTCGGCTGGAGTCGTGCCAGTGAGCAGCTCGCGCACGAGATACGGCTATCCGACGGCGGCGTCTTCGAAGGCGTGGCGATCGCTCGAGCGCTGCGCAAGCTGCTCGAGCTCGACCCGGGGCAACCGCTCGACGCCGTCGTGCGCTTGCGCGAGCCCTATGCCGAGCTCACGCCGGGGCAAGCAGCCATGTCCGCGGGACACGACCGCGTGCTCGAAGCGATACTGCCGGAGCTCGAGCGCCGTGGCGTGCGCGTGCTCGAGCTGCCGGCGCAAGGGCTCACCGCTCGAGCGGCGCTCACGTTCACGGAGCGCGCCGGCATCACTCCGCGGCTCGACGCGCGCGACCCGCTGCTCGGCGAGCTCTTCGCCCAAGCTCGAGCGGCGCACCGCTTCGACGTTCGGCCGGCCGCGCTGCTCGCCGGCATGCGTGTCGACGAACATGCGCGCACGACGCTCGAGCGCCAGGTCTCCGAAGCGCTCGGCTTGCCGCGCTACGCCATTCGCAACGCGATTGCACCGACGCGCACCGACGCCAAGACCGAAGCGCAAAAGAATGCCGCCGCGCATCCGCTCGCCGCGATCGACCCGCTCAAGCCCGGCACGCCCATCGCCGCGCAGCTCGACAAGTTTGTGAAGAGCAACGTGTCGCGCGTAGGCACCATGACCGACGACGTCTACTCGCAAGCGCAAGACACCGTGCGCAAGGGGCTCGAGAAGGGGTTACGACCCGAAGCGCTCGCGTCAAAGCTGCTCAACGAGGCGAAGGGCATAAGCCAGAATCAAGCGACGATCATCGCGAACGATGCCGTCGGCAAGTTTCACGGCGCGCAAACGATGCTTCGGCAACAGTCGCTCGGCATCACGCATTACAGATGGCGCACCGTGCAGGATCTCAAGGTCCGCCCGGGTCACAGAGCGCTCGAAGGAACAACGCAATCGTGGGCCGAGCCGCCAGTCACGAACCCGAAGACGGGCAAGCGCGCGCATCCCGGATTCGACACAAATTACTATGCGTGTCGCTGCTCGGCGAAGCCCATCATCGACGAAGCTACGATCAAGCCGCCGGCCGATAGTCCATTCGCGCGCAAGCCGGACGCGCCGCCGATACAGTTGCCGCTGCCGGGCACACCGCCGCCGACCTATCCGCAGAAGTTCCCGGTGCGCACGGAGCGCCCGAAGGCGAAGAAGCCGCCGAAGCCGAAGAAGCTACCAACGCCGAC